AATACGGATGCTGCTAAACTCCATGCGTTAACCATATTCAAATAAGAAATCGTTTACAAGACTCTCTGCTTTTTCTTTTCCAAACTTACCTTTAAGGTATCCACTTACTGGATCAAGTCTGGTCATATAAGCATCGAAGTCTTTGTATACACTGGTATCGGTTCCAGTGGGTTTCTCTAATTCTACCATATCCACATACTTCGTCAAGTATTCCTTAAATGTAGATAGATAAGCATTTACTTCTTCCATCTTACAATACCTAACAAAGATATTATCAGAGAAGTGATTACCCTTTTCAAAGAAACGATAGTCTTCTGTTGCTACTGGCAATCCTTCTACACGATATGGATAGTTTTCTTTAGGATGTTGAAAATCAAAAACAACAATAACTTTCTTTTCACTGAATGCCATTAGATCCATACCAAAACAGGGAAGGTTACTCCCTGTCTTTGGATATGCTATACAGTTAAAGATATCAACATTCTTACCATCCCTAATTTCCACTTGTCTTGATTTAAGAAAGTGTGGATGTGAATGTGTGATTGCATTGAGATGGGTTCCTTTACCTTCCCAACTGGCCCACAGACCTTCTATCTTCATAGGTAGAATTGATCTGTAGGCACTTATATAATCTTGCCAAATGGTCATGCATTCTCCTCATATGCTTTATCTTCAGCAACTGTAAAATCAAAATCAGCATCTACCTTATCATACAACTCAAGGAATGATTGCTTAGTCTCATCATCAAATCTGTTTACACAAACTTGAATTGCCTTTGCTTTATTCTTAAAGATGCTGTATGCACGAACGATGTGAACCAATCTACGAGTACTGATGATCTCTTCGATACCACCATCATAGAATGTTTTACGGATAATGTCACCCCAATCAACTAATCTCTTACAGAAGTTAGTATCATTAACCTTTAAGTTAGAAGCAACTTTAAGAAGAATCTTAGACTCTATTGCTGGTGATGGATAATCTTGCTCAAAAGTAACAGGGAATCTCTCTAAGAATGCTTCATTAAGAACATTAGTTCCTATGAATCTACCATCATCAGATCCTTTACCTTTAGTGTTTGCAGTAGCAACTACATTAAAGCCAGGAGCAGGTGCAACCCATCTACCAATCTTCTTTAAGAACACACCGTTGCCTTCAAGAATGGATTGGAGGCAGAGAATTTTGTTACTCGCCAAGTCAATTTCGTCGAGTAGCAAGACAGCTCCTCTTTCGAGTGCTTCAATGACAGGTCCGTTATGCCAAACTGTTGACCCATCCACAAGGCGAAAGCCACCAATAAGATCGTCTTCATCTGTTTCAATAGTAATGTTTACACGAATCAATTCTCTCTTCAACTGAGCACATGCTTGCTCTACACCAAAGGTCTTACCATTACCTGATAAACCAGTGATGAATGTAGGATAGAACTGCTTAGATTGAAGGATCTTTTTAAGATCATTGAATGGCCCAAACTTAACAAAAGTCTCATCATTTTCAGGAACAAGATTTTGCTGAACTGCTGGAACAACAGCAGGAGCACTAAAAGACTTTTCTATGTTTTCCACTGCCTTAGTAGTAACTTCTAAATTCCACTTACCACGACCAACTTTGAACTGATCTAATTTCTTGGTGACAGTTTGATACGCAATGTCATTCATTGCACAGAATCCCTTTACATCAGCAGCAGTGAATTCTGGGCCATAGTTGGATCTTAAACCCTCAATAATTTCCTCACGAGTCATTTTAATTTCAAACATAATGTGTTGCGTTTCAATACATCTATTGTATACGCAAAAGGGAGGTAAAAGACCTCCCAGTGGACACTTATTTTATTGTCTATACTTCTTTACGCTCTCTTCCCATTCCTTCATGGATGATTGCAATTGACCCTCATTCTCCTTTGGATCTAATTTATCATATCCCTTCATCTTTTTCCATTTATTATACAATGCACCCAATATCCATGACTGAGATAGACTCTTAGGCCCATTCTCTAATAATTCAAGATGCCTTTCGTTACTGGTGTAACTTTTGTATTCCTCTCTCCAATTGGAGTCATCATAAAGTTGTGTCATTTAATCTCCATATGAAAAAGTTTTTCCTTTAATTTGTGATTGTCCATATGGGTTTTTACCTTGAGGTTTGAACCTACCCACATTTTCTCCTTTCTTGTCTAATCCTCCTTTCCTGGTTCTATGGAGTGTAGCAGTTTTTTTCGTTTGTGTCAATACTGAGTCCTGCCCATACTTCTTACCCAATTTCTTTACTTCTTTCTTAAACTTCCTTTTACTCATCTTACCACGATCTATTGCATAACTTTTCTCCTTTACTTTTCTTTCCTTTCCAGTCTCCTTATCCTTTTCTAAATAAGATCCTTTTACTTTAGTAGGGCCTCTACCAAATTTACCACGAATATCTTTTTGTAATTGCTTTGACCTTGCTTGATTCTCTTTCCTTGATTTATTGCCACGATCAGCAGAGAGGGTTGCTATCCCACTCTTATCAGATTTACTTTTTATTCTAGAGAGACTACTCTCTTGCATAAACTCTTTATAGGTCTTCATGCTTTGCAACAATTCCTAAACTTATTTATTCTTCTTCGTCTTCTAATACATCTAAAAGATACTCATACTGTTTAAATACAACACCCTTCTGTGATAAAAGAATCATCTTTGATACAGTCATTTCCTCACTGTAAAAGATAACTGGTTGTTCTCTACAATCTCCACTCATAAATCTTTTGTGTTGATTTCCAAATTATTTACTCATTTAAGGATTGCTTAATGCGTTTCTCCTTCCAATCCCTATACATTCTACCATACATCATACCCTCATGTGACTTAATAGGATCCCCTTTAAGAAGTTCTTTTTCTCTTGCAGTAAGAGTAACATCAGATTCTAGATACTGTTTTTCCCAATTGGGAATATCTTTAATATAATCTTTATTCATAATTAAGCCACCAATTCGATAAATTCACCAAGAACTTTTTTATTTAGTTTCTTGACCTTAAGAGACTTAACAAATGCTCTCTTGATATCTGCCTTTGAATCTGACTTAGGTTCAAACTCAGCCTCATCTGCAAGGTTTGATGATGACATAGCAAAGTATGCATCATAAGCAGAATTTTTAATGTTAAAACTCTTGCTTTTCTTCCAGTCTTTCTCAATTACCTGATACTCCTTACAATACTCGGAGTAATATAATCTTGCAAATCTTAGTGCATCTCTATTTGGAAGAACACGAATACCTATAAAGTTTACTGACTTAAATCTATCTTGAAGATTTCTAAGAAGAGCACTTGTAAATTCATGATAACCATATCCAAATCTATAAGTGGTTCCTAAAGAACGATCTCTTAATAATACTGACTCTGGATTTATATGACGAGTACCCATATAAGGAGAATCTTCCCAATGACGCTCAACTTCTTTATGATAAGGAATCTGTGATGCCTCCCCATCAGTTAATACAATACACTGAACTTTTTCAACTCCATTCTCTTTTTGAAACTGAGGAAGAATCTGATTGAGTGTAATTAGTGCTTCATTTAGAGGAGTTCCAGACAAACATAAACGATTAGGATAACTATACCCATAATGATGCCCACCAAAGACCTGAGCCAATCTCCAGATATTAAGCATCTGATGCTCTAATGTTTTAGCATTAACCTTACTTGTAAGAATATTCATCAAATTAAATCCATGATGAACCTGAAGTAAACCTTCCTTTGCTTCATAGTGATTTTTTACACCTTCTTGACCTCTTATCCATTCATTAGTGAAAGCATAAACCTCAAAAGGAATAGAAACTTTACGACAGAACCAAACAAGATTATATAACTGCTTAACAGTATCCTCTAAAACGTACTGCATAGATCCAGACCAATCTAATACAAAGACCAATCCATGATTCTTACCATCAGGTAATACAGTTATCTTCTTAAAAAGATCCTCGTTATATCGGTAAGTATGAAGCTTCGCTGTATCGAGAACCCCAGTGCGACTAGTAGTAGCACGAGCATAACTCGAAGCTGCCTTGCGACACTCAAACTCTTTGACCAGATAATTGACTTCTTTTTGTGCATTTCTTTTGAACTGAGTAAAGTCTGCATCAGATTTCTCAAATAGATTATCAGTTTGTTCCATATCCCAATAATATCTTGCCACACATCCACCATCTTCAAATGATTTTTGCTGTGCTGCAAAATCTTCATCAATCTCTCTATGAACATCTTCATTAGATGCAATCACACTATTAAGATCAAGTTTAGGTAACTCTACATATACATTCTCATAACCATCTCTTCTAATTAGGTCTTGTAATTTATCTTGAAGAGATTCTGCAGTTTTAACTTCTAAATCTTCTTCAAATGTTGTACCTGCATTAGGCTTTTGTTCTACTTTTTGACCACTCTCTTCCATTTGAGGTGACTGTGGAGACTTTCCTTCAGACTCTTCTTCTTTCTCTTCATCTTCATACTCACTATCATCTTCACCCAAATTAGGACGCTCTGCTTTCATCTCAACTTTTTGATGAGAATCTAAATCATTTACATTCTTTTGCTGAGTCTCTTGCTGCTCCTTACAATAAGCATATAAAACTTTTGATGCTTCTATTGCTTCTTCAAAAGTTTCACACTTACCAATTAAATCGATAATCTCCTTTTCACGAGTTGTAAAAGATATATTAAGGAACGAACCAATCTTGAAATGTAGATTAGCACGATCAGCAAGATTAAAAGTATCAATATCTTCATCTTCTACATCAAAGAAATCATCATCATGAAGTTCATTATATGCATTATAGAAAGTTTTGGCAAGGCCTGGATATCTACGCTTGATCAACTTCTCAATTCTTGCATCCTCAACTACATTCATAAACTGATGAGGAACATCCTGTGGAGGGTCTACATTAGGGGTGTAAAGTGCATGTCCTACCTCATGACCAACCAACATATCATATACAGTATTACTTGCTTTCTCCCAGATAGGAAGGATCAACACACGAGTATCTACATTGAACTGTGCTGTCTCAACCTGCTTATGCTCCACTATAAGGTCTTCAGTAGCAAGGAGTTTAGCTAATTGTGATTTGATTTCTTGCTTTACTGGCATGTGTTTCCTCTTGTATGTACCCATAATACGACGAAACCCGCCTCGATGGACGGGTTTGTAGACACTTTATCAACTGTCTGCGTCTCTCTCTTGCAGACCGCAGTGCCTGTGGTTTAAGTTTTCGTTTGGCCTCCTTCTTAGAGTGGTGCTGCCAATTCGGGATAGAGTTGCTCAATGTCCTTCCTGCAGATAGTCCGTATATTATCTATAAGTTTATCAGTCCTCTCCAACTTATTGGACTCATCATATGACAGTTTCTGATACGGAACATCCACTATCTTAAAAGGAACTTCAAGAACATCACCCATCCACTGACCAAAATCCTCCCCGAAACCATCCTCAAATCGCCACAGATGGGTCTTATCGGAGATAAAGTCCACTTGTGGTCTATACCAATTAACTGCTTCAGCCAAAGGAAAGTTCTCAAGCATCATGGAAAACATCATAGGATCCTCCATTGCTTCTTGAATATCCTCACCATACATTCTCTTCAACCAACTGGAAGCACCAAAGAACCTATTGATAGGATTTCTTATAATGGATATATGAGGAATACCCTCAACATCCAAATGCTTCTCATACAATTCTCTATGGAAATGTGCAAGTTCTATTCCATCAACACTCTTCCAAATATCATCTTGCTCCAATTCAAATTCATTCTCCTTAAAATTCTCTTCCAGAAATCTACCAGCAGTTCTGGGAATATGTACAAAAAGAAACCTCTTCCCAGAAGAATGTTTATAGGTTGGCATTATACAGTATCTAATATATTAATCTTAGGTTTCCATCCAGTACTTAACATAATAGAAATATCTGCTACATTATCATCCACCTCACCAGGAGTATATTCTTTAACTGGAAGATCTCCCTGACCAAATGCTTCTGCCAGTTTTCTTACAGGAATAGACTCTCCATATCCAACTGGAACTGGGCCATTAACATCCGTCTTCTCAGCAAGATATCTAATAGCACGGCACACATCTTTAACATGAATCCAATCTCTTTTATGATTGGTAATGTATTTTGCAGTACCTTCCTTCAACATACCATATAGCATATTATTACGACTATCAGGACCATAGACCGTTGTAAACCTCATTCCTACTGAATTAGGTGGTGCCATCTGTTCATTAACCCACTTACTCATAGCATAAGGGTTCTC